GGCGACTATAAACTACCCAAAATATAAACAACATTTCTTTTCATTCTGTGATGAACGCAGCAGTTCGTCATTTTTATATCTTATTTAATATTCAACTCGCCGCAGAGAAACAAAGCAGTTTATTTGAATATTATATTTTTCTTTTCATTACCCAAAATATAAAACTTATAAAAATTATAAAACACAAAATTGTTTATATAGCCCCTAAGATGATGCTACCCTCCCAGAGGAGTCACTTAAAAATGAGATGGAGTCTTCACGCTTATTACGCCCGGTCGCCACTGTGCTTCCAACCACTACCAACCCGCTTAATTTCGTCCAGTACGCTACTGGATGTTCGTTCGAGACTTTTTTCCTGTCACTGAATCGCAACAATGTTTCTGAAGCATTGCGCTGCATTTCAGGTATGGCAGATGCTTACTCTAGAATTAACACGCTTACCCAAGTTCACAAATTGACACCAGTTGAATATTCAACTCGTGTCGTAGATAATAAAACCCATTATGAATGTCCTCTTATTCATAAATCTGGAATTGCCCAAACCAAAGCTGAAGCTAAATATATTATCTACTCTGAGATCGACTCTCAAATGTCAGATCTCCTTAAGTCAGTACAATTCTCATGCCCCTTTACCATACAGGAGAAGCTTTATATTCTGTATGAGTCTGGATTCATTACTAATGAATTCATTGAAACTAAATTTTCACTTGTTGACCATATGAATAGACGCGTTCTATTCGGAGGGTCGGACAAGTCTAAATCAAATGAGCAGCTTGCAAGAAAAGTTGCTCCAAAGCAGTACACGTTTACTATCGCTGGTGTACTTAAACAAGCTCTGGTTAAAGATGTCCCCACTTTACCATCATTTCATCGTACTATGAAAGTGTCCCAACAATCCGTTGCTTATTTTCTTTCCCAGATAAAGACCTCTCTTTATTTGGACGTGAATTATGAACCCACTGATGAGCAGGAGCTTTTGATTACGCTATGTCATATGATTCACCACATGTACCTTAAAGGAATGTGGCGCCATACCAATACACCTGAAGAACTTCACAGTCCTATTCAGGTGGCTCTTAAAAATTGGTCAAATGGAACACCGCTTATGACTTTTCAGAGGGTTTCACGCAAGGCTGTGAAGCCCTACAACACCTTAAACAAAGCAACTAACCTTACTTTGATTTCTTATCATTTTTCGTACGGAAAAATGATCCAACCAACTTGCTAGTAAACCAAGTTGATGCCCAATTCCCAGGCCTGACACAAGTCCACAAATATGCATCAAATGTCATTTCAGCCACAACACAGTATCTATCGAAGAAATTGTTAGATAAGTATTTGGAGTCAAATCCTATGCTTAAAACTGCAATTTCAATGGT